AATGCGCAGGCTTACGTGGGATCCAACTCCTACGAGCAATCAAAAATCTGCTTCAACGAGATCCGTGCCATCTTCCGAGACATAGATCCGAGTGAATCGCACTTCCGTATCAACCGCGAAAAAATTATGTTCAAGGCGGCAGGGCACGACTCATTCGCTCGCTGCCTTACGAGCAACGCAAAGACACAGGACGGACTAAATGCAAGCGTCGTCATTATGGATGAATACGCACAGGCAAGAGACACAAGCGGAAAGGGAGGCGCAGATCTGAAGAACGTACTGACATCATCAATGGGTGCGAGACGACAGCCGCTCACCCTAGTAATCACAACAGCAAGCGAGGTAATAGATGGTCCATTTGCACACGAGCTGGAAGGAGTAAAGCGAGTGCTGCGCGGAGAACTGGAGAATGACTCAATGTTCGCTTCAATCTTTGAGCCAGACATCGACGACAAGGAGGACGATCCGCACACGTGGGCAAAGGTTCAGCCGCATCTGGGAGTGACCGTACAACCGAACTACTACGAGAAGGAATGGGCCAGAGCACAACTATCAGCAGAGAATATGCTGACATTTCGCACGAAGCTGCTCAACATATTTGCAATCAACGAGGAAAAGTGCTGGATTACACCAGAGGTGGCAAAACGAGCACATATCAAGTTTGATCCGACGAATATAGACAACTCGATACTCGGATACCCAGAAGCAATGTGCGCTGTCGACCTTTCGGAGAAAGGAGACTTCACAGCCGTATCGATTGCCATCTACCACGAGGAACTCCAGCAATTCTGGATGCACACCAAATACTTCCTCCCTGATGGCGTTCGCGTATGGGACGATGTGGACGGCAGGCACGAAGAGATGCCATACGACGGCCTCATTCATTCAGATCACGAGAACCGCAAACTCTACCAGATATGGGCAGATGCAGGACATCTCACACTCACACACGGAGAGGTGGTGGACTACGATGTCGTGGCGCATTACATATACGACATCGCAGCTGCAGGCAAGATAACGATGACCAAGATAGGCTACGACGACTGGAAGAGTACGGAGTTCGTGAACAGGCTGGCAGCACTCGGAGGCAGCAACGGACTAGCACCAGTAGGCCAGACATACGGAGAGTTCACATCACCCTGCCGATTCTTTGAGCACGCGATCCACACAGGCCATCTGTACTACGATCAGAATCCGATAACTGACGCAGCCTTTGCAAATGCCATACTGGACATTGACAAACTCGGCAATTGTAAGCCTTTCAAGCGCAATCCGAAAGACAGAATAGACGGACTGATAACGATGCTGATGACAACAAAGATGTTCATCGAGAAGGGCCATAGAAGAAGGAGCAATGACTTTGAAGGTTAACTAATACAGACCAAAGCACGTAAGGTAGAAATATAAACAAAAGCAAAATGAAAATACTAGGATTTGAAATCAAGCGAGAGTCTAACCAGACAGCAGCAGCCACAACGACACAGGTGTCTGGAGCGAACTGGATGGATGGACTACTCAACGGAAGCAGCGAGGCACAGGCAATGAAGATAGCAGCCGTGTACCGATGCGTCAACCTACGCAGTGACAGCGTCGCAGTTATGCCACTTCTTCTCAAGCACAGGAACAGCGAACGCGACACCTTCTCCACATACAGCAGGAACGATCCAGAACACTGGTACTATCTGCTCAACGTGCGTCCGAACAGCAGACTCAACGGATACACACTCAAGAAGAACCTTGTAATGCAACTCGACCTCAAAGGAAATTCGTTTTTGATGTGCAAGGATGAGAACGGCAAGATATGCGCACCGAATAGTGGCAAGGTCAAGAGCCTATATCTGCTCCAGAGCATACCAGCATATGACAAGCAAAGGAACAAGTATACAATAACAGATCCAATCAACGCGATAAGCGGAACATACTCTGCAGATTTTGTCATACACCTCAAGTCCGCAGGATCAGACGGAGGTTACTGGGGCGAAAGCATCATCTCACAGGCACGCAAAACTATGAGTGTTGCAGCAAGTGCAGAAGAACAGGCACTCAAGACCGTAGTTACAGGAGGTCTCGGCAAGTTCATACTCGGATACAACCAGACTGACAAAGGCTTCGGAACACACAGCCAGAAACAACTGAAAGGAGCGGCAGAGGACGTAGCAGAGAGCATACGAGACAATGCGGTAACCGTAATGCCAGATCCGACACTCAAACTTGAGAGGCTCAACCTATCAGCCGTAGATATGCAGTTCCTCCAGAGCCGAGAGTTCTCAATTAAAGACATCGCGCGATGGTTCGGAGTTCCAGTCTACAAACTTGGAGAAAGCACGAGCAACTACAAGAGTGTGGACGCATCACAAGTCGATTTCTATGTAGAGGCACTCCAGCCTATCTGTTCACAGATTGAGACAGAGCTGCTGGCAAAAGTCACAACCATCGACGACTACGACAAATATAAATTTGACTTCGATGAAGCACCTCTCTTCGCGCTAGACCGCGCATCGCAGAGCGCGTGGATGAAGAGCCAGATGGAACTCGGACTGAAGAGTGTGAACGATCTACGACACGATATGGACATCGCACCAGTTCCAGACGGAGAGACAATACTGATGAGCGCGAACCTCAAGAGCATATCAGCACTCAAGAGCGAAGCACAGCCAGCAAACGTAGAACCACAAACACAGCAATGATATGGAATTCTTGTCAATTGAAGAAATCAAGGCACAATGCAGAATCGACTCGGCAGACACAAGCGAGGACGAACTTCTGGAAACATTTGGCGCATCTGCGGAGTGCACCATCTGCAATATGATCAACAGGAGTATGGAGGAGATAGTAGACACATACTCGGAGCTACCTCCACCATTGAGACAAGCAATGCTCATACTTGCAGCAGACGGATACAAGAACCGAGAGGCCACCACCCAGAACGCGGTAAACAACATACCATACGGAGTGCAGAACCTCATATCACACTACATCAAACTAACAGATAGAACCACAGACGAATGGTAAGCGCAGGCATACTGAACGACAAGATATATCCGCTGACCGCATCGGTTACCAGAGGCACAATAGGAGAACAACTCGAAACGTGGACTACTGGAGAACCGATGTGGGCGCGAGTAACATACGCGAGAGGAGCGAGGGCACTCAACTACGGAGAATCGTGGATGGGTAACCAGATAAGTGTACTAATTCGCTATACCGAACGAATAAATGAAAGGAGCAGGATCCGATGGAACGGAAAACTCTATCAGATCGACTCCTTCAATGGTTCGAGAGGCGAAGGGACGATAACCATTACAGCCTCAAAGATTGACGAAGGGAACTAAACATATGGAAGAGAACAGACTACAACACAGAGTAGCATACCAGCCATCTGGACTGGTAATGCGAGAAGAAGAGGGAATAGAACCTTCAATCACTGGAGTAGCCATCGTATCGGAAGCAGAGATCATCCTGTACGAAGGGCCAGACTACAGAGAGATGGAGGTAATAGATCCGTCCTGTATTAGCAAGGAGTTTATCGACACACAGGACATCAAACTCAATCTCCTGCACGAGAGAGAGCTCTCATTCGCACGATGCAACAAGGGAGCAGGAAGCCTTATACTTGACACCAGAGAGGACGGCCTACATTTTGAGGTGCCTGTGCCAGACTGCGACCTCGGCAAACGAGCAAGAGCACTCATCGGAAACGGCACATACACTGGCTGCTCTTTTGAGTTCTGGCCAAAAGATTACGAGGTAACCGAGAGAGAGGGCGCAGACGGAAAGAAGGAATATCTGATCCGCCATACAGCCTTTGCACGCATCGGTGCAATCACAATAGGAATGGATCCTGCATACAGCCAGACATCAGTCAACGCACGAGAGATGTACAGAGAGAAGCACGAGCACGATCTCAACCGAGCAGAGGAGGAACTACTCCAGAAGCAGAGAGAAGAGCAGGAAGCACAGCACCAGATGGCGCGTGAGGCAGAAGCAAGAAAGAGGTGGAGAGAGCGCGAAGGTGCGCTAATTTCACTAAACGAACGATAAGTAGAAAATTATTATTAACAACACTAAAAACAATCAAAATGGCAAATTTACGCGAGATTTTGAACAAGATGGCCGCTATTGATAACGGCGAGATGAGTGATGAGCAGCGCGAGCAGTACAATGCTCTCGAGCGCGAGTACAACCAAGCAAAGCGCGAGGAAGAGGTAGCAATGCTAGAGCAGCAGGCACGCGAGATGAACAAGCCAGAGCGCAAGTCTGTAGTTACACAGATCCGTGAGGCTATCAAGGAACAGAAACGTTCTATCACTGTACAGGGCTACACAACAGGCTCTGGCGAAACAGCACAGACAGTAGCAGGTGTACACGACCACATTGTGGAGACAGAAATCAAGGGCATTCTTGATCCTCTCTACACAAATTCTGTATTGAGCGCACTCGGTGCTCGTTTCTATTCTGGCCTTCCACAGGGCGACATCAAGATCCCTGTAATGAGCAAGAATACCGTAGGTTGGGAGGCAGAAATCGGTGCTGCTTCAGCAACAGGCAACACATTCTCAAGTGTCACTCTTTCTCCAAAGAGACTCACAGCATACGTGGATATCAGCCGCCAGCTTTTGCTTCAAGATACCGTAGGCGCAGAGCAGGCAATTATGAACGACCTCGTAAAGGCTGTAGGAGACAAACTCGAGGCTACAATCTTCGGCTATGCACAGGGTACAGGCACACAGCCTGCAGGTTTGTTCTATAACCAGAATCTAGCAGATGCAAAGACATTTGCATTGATTTGTGGCATTGAGGCAGGCCTTGAAGATGCTTGTGTAAATCCAGCAAACTGCAAATACCTCCTTTCTCCAAAGGCAAAGGCAACACTCCGCACAATGGCAACAAACGGCAATGGCTCTCCTCGAGTTCTCACAGGCGGTGACATTGATGGTGTACCAGCAATCGTATCTGCAAATGTTATCGACTCTAACAACACTACAAAGGGTGCTTACATCTTCGGTGACTGGAGCAACCTCGCTGTAGGTTCTTGGGGCAACGTAGAAATCGGAATCTACGATGATAGCAACACCGCAGTAAACGGCACAATCCGTCTCGTAGTTAACGCATACTTCGATGCAAAGGTACTCCGTGCTGCTGCATTCGCATATGGTGACGTTCGTCACGCATAAGCAGAACTAAATACTATCGTCTTGGCAGGGAGGGCCTGTACTCCAGACTCTCCCTTTTTTAATTCGCTATGGAAGGTACAACATCATTCAAGATAAACATCGACACCAGACTGGCAGCAGAGAAGGTGGCAGGACTGAAACTCGCTGATAAGGTGAGCAAGCCGCAGTTCAAGAAGATTGTCAGATCCGAGATAGCGGAAGCGAAGAAGGTAGTAAGTGTACGAGCACGACAGGAGGTCAAAGGACGAGATCCCAGAAAGGCAGCAACCGCTATACGAGCAATAACATTCAAGCGGATCCTAGGTGGTAAACTTGATATCTTCGAGCCATACGGCAAGACATATACATCAAACTACCAGAAGTCGAGAATGAACCGCCCAAAATGGGCAAGAGGCGGTAACCGAGCACCACGATCAGAGAGAACGAAGAAGATGGATGCATACTACGGCAAAAGCCGCGCATTCATTCTTCGCTTTCTCAACTCTGGAACTACCAGCAGAACCGCAGGCACAAGAGGGTGGAGATTTAGAGGCGCGAATAGAGGCTTCGTATGGGGCAGCAAATGGTTTGAGAACTCTGCTACGATTGCAATGAGAAGAGCAGCGAACAAGATCAGCGAAAGGATAGCGGAGCAACTAGTAAAAGACTTCAACAAAAAATGAGTTTAAGCATAGGTAAGCATATCGCAACAGCACTAGGCAACAGCACAACACTGACGGCAATGGTGGGCAATAGAATATACCCAGTAATAATGCCACAGGGCACAGCCTATCCATTTGTCGAGTTCGAGACCAGCACCTCCAGTCCAGACTACACAAAGGACGGAGTAGCAGGAGACAACCACTCGCTGACCATCAACTGCGTATCGAAGAGCTACGAGCAATGCATCTCGATGGCCGAAGCCGTAAGAAAGGCACTGGAACTCGTCGAGGCAGAGTACGATGAATACGATGTAACAGATTGCAGGCTCGAAAGCTGCGACGATGACTACATCAGCGAAATAGACGCATTCTGTGCGACTTTAACCTTCAGTGCAGAGACAGCAGACAATAACAACTAAAACAACGAAGATATGGCAAAGAAAAATGGATTTGCAGTACTTTTGAGTCTTGGAGCAAGCACCCCAACAAAGGTAGCAGGCCAGACAGACTCAAGCCTCACACTCACAGCCAATACAGAGGATGTGACAACAAAGGACGATGTAGTCGATGGTAAACTCTATCCAAAGGAAGAGATGACATACATCAGCGCAGAGCTCTCCTGCACTTGTTATGCAGAGGACGACGCAGCACTCGGTATCAAGGTCGGAGACACCGTAAAATGGGCATTTACTGGTATCAGCGGAAGCCATAGCGGAACAGGCCTCGTTACAAGCATCGCAGACTCTGGTAGCGTGACTGGCAAAGCTACCGTGCGGATTTCAGTCAAGAGCACAGGCGCAATTACAACCACTTGATGAGTTAACCAATTCAACTAAACAAACGATAAGTGAGAGCGAAACCTCTCACTTATTTTTTTATTAAACAGACGATAGTATGAAAAAATTTGAAATCAAAGGTAAGGAGTACGGAATGACCGTCAACCTTGGGACATTACTCTACGCAGAGCAACTCAACAAAGGAGTACAGGACGATGAACAGAACAGACAAAACCTCGGCTTTGCACTCGCGTGCTTCTATGGCGCAGACAGAAACTGCGGACTCACAATCGAGGACTTGATAGACACCTTCAATACCGCAGCAAAATACAAAGAACTACTCATTGCAGTCAAGGATGAGACAAACATCTTCAACGGCATAAATGACGAGTTCCCAGTAGAGCAGAAGAGGGAGGATCAAGAGCCAAAAAAAGATTGAGCTTCGGCTTGATGTTTCAGATCATCTGCGGTGAAGGTGGAATACCGGTCGACGAGTTCTGGTATCAAAAGAGCACAAGGATAGCGGAGCTGCTTATGCAGGGAGTCCAGCGCAGATATCGTACATCGTGGGAGGTAGGCAGACTGCAGGCAGCCATACAGGTCAACTCATTCAGCAGGAAGCCAGTAGAGCCAGAAGATATAATAGCTCTCCCTTGGATTGATGAGAAAGAGGACGACCGAACCGAAGAGGAGATCCAGAAGGCCGTAGACGAGGCCACTCCGATCCTACAGGCAATGATAAACAAACTAAAATAAAATGGCAAACGCAAAACCCGTAATCGAAATCGAAGCCAAAACCAGAGGCTTCGATCAACCGATAAAGAACGCAGCAAAGCTGCTCCAAGATTTCGGAAAGCAGGGCCCAATGGCACTCGCTCCTCTTCTTGGTGCTTGGGGCAAACTGGTGCCAGCCGCAGCAGCCGCAGTGGGAGGTATGAAAACATTTCAAAAGACCATCGACTCCACCCAGACACTCACAGACTCATACGGCAGGATCCAGAGACAGCTGAACGCATCAATAGACTCGTTCTTCAGTTCAATGGCACGCGGAGACTTCTCCAATTTCATAGACGGACTCAAGGATGTAACCAAGTACGCAAAGCAGGCATACAACACACTCGACGACCTCGGAACATTTAACATCTTCAAGGGCGCAGAGCTTGCGGAGATTGACGAAGAGAGAGCCAAACTCACAGCAGAGATAAAGAGCGGCCAGAGAGTCAATATGAAGCAAGGTGCAGACGGATCGTGGACTGCGGAAATCGTAAAGATGACCAAGGATGAAATCGAGTCAGCAAAGAAGCAGCTGGAAGAGGTAAACAAGAAACGACTGACCATAGTAGCAACCACAGCAGAGAAGGAGAAGAACGCATATAACGATATGCTCAAGCAGACTCTGGCAAGCGGTGGCTTCAAAGGCACAGAGGAGGAACTGAAGAATGCCATAGACTACTACATCAAAGGATACGGAGACTACGGCAAAGCAGCAGCAAAACTCGAAGCACTGAACAAGCAGATCGCAGCGAACCAAGTAGAGACCATCACAACCGTAGGTGCTGGCGGCGTAGGAGGAGGAACTCAAATCAAATCATATGCAGACAATGCCATAGCAGCCTCAATAAAGAACTCCAACGAGTATAAGCAACTCACAGCAATAATGGAGATCGGAGACAAGAATCTCCAAGAGGCAATGCAGCACCGCATAGCAGCCGCCCAGTCAAGTCAAGAGATGAACCGAATGCTCCAGAAGGATGCAAAGACAACAGGAGCAGGAGGCGGCAATGGCACAGCATACAGCAACGTGGGCCAGCGCATAGCAGCACCAGGCATCAGCTCTCTCGCTGTTACAGGCACCGCCAGCATCACAGGGCCGGCAAGCACTGCAGGCTATAAGGCAACAGAGGAGGACATCATCAACCTGGGCAAGGCAATAGGCGAGGCTCAGATAGACTTCGAAGACTTCCAGAAGAGCATGCAGGTCGAGGGTATATATGCGGCAGCTGACGCCTTCGGGGCTCTGGGCAACGCAATAGGCGGAACAGCAGGGCAGATCCTCGAGCTCATCGGTACAATGGCACAGCAGGTG